TTTCTAGTGATAGTAAGTTGTGCTTGTACTTAAACTTCCAAGAGGCTACCGTGTTATAAGGTAGCCCCGTCTTGGTTGCTAGGTCGGGATTACTAATCCTCAAGACCTCCGTCATTGCTTTCTCTGTATCCATGTTGTGATAGTAATAATTTCTTGTAGAAATCTGCCTCCTGCGTTACTCGTTTGAGGTGTTTCTCTAGCGACCACTTTTCGTATTGGTGCTTTTCTGCTTGTTCCTTAAGAACTGCTTTTTCTGAGTCGTGCAATCTTGCCTCCCATTGAAGTTGAGATAGTGAAGATTGGAACTCCTTAACGTCTCGAGTCAAGTCCTCGACCTCTTGTAGTAGTTGGGCTCTTGTCTTATACATGATGAACCTCCTTCCCTTGTACTGCATACTCGACATCTTCCTTGCTCATGCCCTCTGTTAAGATTAGGTACATGATACTACCAAAGTAGTGTTCAAATGTGGCTACTACATTAAGGTAGTCACCACTCATCATCTCCTTGGTGATTGAATTAGAATCCAACCCTAGTTGGTTTGCTAAGTTTCTTGCCACTCCCATGAGGTAGAAGGCGTTTCCTTGAGGACCATTAAGGTCGATTACTTTCTTGGTGATGCTCTCTGCCGAGATGCTACCCACCTTATCCGTTAGATTGATTAACATAACAATACGAATATACAACACTTTTGCAGATTCGCAATATGCAAATAAAAGTATTACTATCTTCTTTAGTTATACATTATATATAGTGGTATCTCCTTGACTATCAGTCTCTTGTCATGCTTATGTCATTTGTGCAAAATTGCAAAAATAACTTTTGTAATTAGAATAACTACCATTAATTTCGAATCATGTTAAACGATATAAAAATGACTGAAAAGCAAGAAACCCTTTTTAATTACCTACAGTCGGGTAAGAAGTTAATCCAAGAAAGTAACCGTCTTTTTATGGAAAACGGAGAAACCGTTAATTCTAAGACACTAGTTAGTTTAATGTACAAACTAAACCCTAAGAACTACCTAGAAGATTTAAGAAACTCAATAGTCATCAAGTAGTAACCAAGAGAACAATTTAACCAAATTTAGTAGATATGAGTCAAATTATCAGAATCAACAACTTGGAAAGCATGACCTATGGTGTGCAAGTACAGACAACCAAGAATGAGGTTTTCTTCATTCAGCAAATTGAACCATGGTTTTTGGATGAGAACCCAACCAAGGAGCAAGAGTTTAAACGCCTAAGATGGAACAGTCACAGTCCCTTAGAAATGAGTTATGAGTCAGCAAGAAAAACGGCAGACATAGCACAAGAGGTACTAGGCGACAAGTTCGAAGTTTCACTATTCATTAAGGAGGACAAGTAAGATGAGTGCAAATATCAATATCACAGACGGCAAAGAATCAGTAATGGTAGTAGGCGAATCAGCGTGGCACAGAATGGGAGTTCGATTGGACTCCCCTGCTACGGCAGAAGAAGCAATCAAGTTAGGAGGACTCGACTACGAGGTTGAGAAACGCCAACTGACTGCAGAAGGAGTAGACAAGCCACTAAGAGATATGGCAACCGTAAGACAAGATACCAATGCAGTACTTGGGATAGTGGGTCCTCGCTACACTATCATTCAGAACCGAGACGCTTTTGGATTCTTCGATGAGGTGTTAGATAGGTCAGAAGCAGTATACCACTCAGCAGGTGTTCTTGGTGATGGCGAAAGGGTATGGGTACAAGCAAAGATGCCCGACCACATCAAGGTGGGTAAGGATGACCTTACCGAGATGTATGTCACCCTCACTAATTCGCATGATGGTTGGGGGGCACTTAAAGCATACTTAACTCCTATTCGTGTAGTGTGTGAGAACACCTTACGAGCAAGTTTAGGTCACTGTCAGAACAAGGTGTCTATACGCCATACTGCTAATGCTGAACAACGCCTCAAAGAAGCACACAAGATTATGGGATTGAGTAACTTGTACGCTAAGGAGATGCAAGATGCCTTCAATTACATGAGCAAGAAGAAGATGAGTAAGCAAGGTGTCGATGACTTCTTAGCGTGGGCGTTCCCATCTGATGCAATCACACCCGAGGAGGTTCATACCCGTACCAAGAATAACCGCCTAGAACTTTTAGAGGTTATGGAAAACGGAGTAGGACAGAAAGAAGCCAAGAAAGGTACTGCGTGGTGGGCATACAATGGTTATACACGATTCCTTGAGAACAAAGGTATCGCTAATACCCATTGGGAGGTTGAGGCACTACTTGATGGCACCATCCATAACAACAGACAGAAAGCGTTCGAGTTACTACTTAAGTAATTCGTTCGCTTCATAGTTTGCAAGGAACCGTGGTGAGAACCGCGGTTTTTTGCGTTTTAAACGAGTTTTAGCATGTCAACTATACTATGGTGGGGATAAATGTCTATCTTGTCGGCTCTGACGGAATTATGCGTATAGACACCTGCATTACCTTTTAATGCCCTATCAGTCACTTCCCAAATGTCATCATGGTAGGTCAAAGGAATCTGATATCTTTCTTTCCATAGTAATAGCAACTCCCGTACTGATTCAATTTGCTCATCGGTATAGTTCTCGAAGAATCGGTGACCCTTGTAGGGGGTGTCTAATTCATACACTTTCTCCTTGGGTATCTCCTTCTTTGCCCAAGAATAGAACTTGCCGTTCTTCTCGGTAAGGAAACCCCAATTACAAATCTCAACTCCTATGCTAATCTTGTCAAGGTTTTGATACCCTACTCCGTACTCAGAAAAGTGCCTTGTTTTAAGCCCAAGATGGTATGCCCAATTCTGAGATGAGAACCCTTGTACGATTGTGCCATCTCGAGATATGCAGACGCAGGTTGCTACGGGCGTTGAATCAGAATCCCAATATCGGAAAGTTGACTCCCCTTCACCACCACCTGCGGTGTGGTGTAAGTAAATCTGCTTTTTCTCGGTTACTTGGTGGATATAATTCTCAAACTTGTAGAAGGTATGCTTATTTAGTCCCATCTTATTTTCTTACAAATTGCTTATAGTGGAAGATAGATGCCCAAGTAAATAGACAAGCATAACCAACGTTCATCAAAATCTCAGCAGGAGGTGGGTAACTCATGTATAAGACATTCCATAGCCCCATAACTGCAGGTAAAGCAAGTCCTACCCTTAGCAATATCTTCTCTGCTAATGGAAGTTTGTCAATCCTTGACACCTGCCTACCAAAGACAAAAATGTAGAATAGCGTAGCGTTTCCGCATACCAATAGGTTAGCGATTTCATTTATTGCTTGTAGTAGTTCCATCTTGTACTTTTTCTTTAAAGAATTTCTTACTGATTGCTTCTACTCCTTTGAGTCCTAAAAACCCAAGAATAAAGGCGATACCATTCTCGTACTTGGTATTTTCTATCTTGGTAAATTCAATCACAACGGGAGTCAGATAGTTAGCCGATGCCGTTCCCGTGATTATTGCAAACAAGGATTGCTTAATGTTTTTTGCTCCCTCCTTGCCAAGAAACAAAAGTGAGCCAAATAGCCCTGCTACTGACTGCATTATGTTGATTCCTATTTCGTCAAAAAATGTCTTCATATTTCTTCTATTGGTTCGGGGAAATACTCGGGGTGCAACTCTTTACATTTCTCAGTCCATTCAGCGATTGCCCTTGAACTTCCAAACGTATGAACGCCCATAGGTTGACACCACACCATTTTTGAATCCCAAGAACTTAAGGCATTACCTTGCCACAATACATCAACGTGGTAGTTGGTAGATAGAACGGGTTCGGTTATGACCTCACCTTCGCTATCGTATTCGCCTTCGGTTAGAACTATATTACCCAATCGCACGATGCTATGAGGATGGCTTGGGTTACCATCTTCGTCAACTCCTAAATTCTCGATGTAGGTGTTGGCTTCTGTTTCTGATTTAAATTCGTATTTTCTGAACATTTTTATAAGGTTGTTAGTTCGGCTAATTCGTCGTTTGTTAGTCGGGTTTTGAATAGTAGGGCTTGATTGATTGGTTCGTATAAATCATTTGCCCCAATTTGTTGCCCCAAGTCAAAACGGCTACACGCTGGGATTGTTCCAGCCGTACCAGTTCCGCTAATAATTAAATCTCCGTCCATGTATACGGCATAATCTTCATCCTTATAAGCACAAGCGATTTTGTGAACGCCTTTTTCATTTCCAATAGGTAGAGTTGAATTTCCAAAAAATAAATCTCCTCCCGAATTACGCACATAAAAATCAATCTTATTTGTACTGCTGATATAGGCAGTTATTCGGTTACTTGTAGTGCCGTCATTCAAAGCAAAAATTCTACGGGTTGCTGATTGCCCAATTAAATTTTGGTCAAATTCTACAAATACAACCCCCTCCGTCTGCCCAATCAACGAACTAATACCCGTCTTACTACAAGAATCTTCCGACCTCGTTACACTTGAACCACCATAGGTAGGTATGTAGGATGTGGGGTAAGATGCTTGTTCTAACTGCATCCCATAAATTAAAATATCGCTTTCATTTGTGGTATTATTACCACGAACTTGCATTCCAAAATTATCCGTAGTAGATACCGTTGCCGTGTGCGTTGCCGTAAATAATTGCCATTCGTCGGTTGCCGTTTGTTCGCCTCCAACTTGAGCACCAGCAACTCTAAATTGAACCAACTCATTATTCCCACTTGTCGCTTTTACCCAACAAGAAATAGAATACGTCGTACCGCTTGTAAATGCAAAATCCCTAACTAATCCGCTTCTATCTGAACTCGTAGAACCTACCGCATCAAATTGAACCCTTGTTGCGTTTTGTACACCTTCTGGGCTTATTGCATAATTACCCGTAACTACTGGAACACTTGCACTCCCTTGTTGAGTTTTACCCCAATATGAACCTTCAAAGTATTCGCTATATTCAAATAAGTTAGTCCTCTGTCCTTCAAGCAAAAGACTTGGGCATCCTCCTCCGCTATAATCAACACGAGGTACGTCATCTGTTATACCCTCATAGACTGCCGTTGTTGTTGTTTCAATGTAACTCTGAGCGACTAAGCCCTCGTTTAGCATAGCGTCTTGGATGTAAATGTTGCCAGTAGTTCCAGTTACTACACCCTCGCCCTCAGCAGGGTACAAACGAACACTACTTATATTATCGTTGCAAGTTACAGAACACCTATACCATCCGTTGCCAACCGATTGAATGTCTTTACCAATAGCACCACCAGACAACTCACCGCTTGTTCCATTAGATAAATCAAAATAAACACGAGGATTTGAGCCGCCAATCAATATCAACCCTATCCAATCTGAATCTCCTTCTTTAGCATACACACTAAATGTTTGAACATTGCTATTGCTGACTGATTGTGTAATATACGCACTTGATGAAGTCTTACTTAAAAGCCAAGCATCCGAACTCCCATCGTAACCCGTCTGCCCTCCCGTTTCGCTTGTGTTTACATTTGTCCAAGTAGTATCAAACGCGTTCGATTGCAACAATAAATTTGCCCTCTCCTTTTCTATCAACCCAGCACTATTAACCCTTGTTGCCGCACTTCCTCTCGTGAACGTCATATCGCCATCGCCCGTGTCGGGAATAGCCGAATACACCTTGCCCTCTTTTGTAGCCGTAGGTGCTAAAACCAAAGACGCTAAATCGATTAAACTCATCCTTTCAAATCTCTAATTACTTGGTTGAAACAATCCGCCCCTTCAACTACTCCAGCATCACCCGTTACCCTTGTTTGGTAGGTTTGCCAATAGTCGAAGTAAGGCATTTGAAAATTGGACATCGTGCAACTCAACGCCTCTACCGTACCCCCGTCCGCTTCTACACGACTTATTAAATCGTTAAGAACTTTGAACGGGAAGCCCTTGTATCGGGTTGATTTTACAAAAACGCCAATCATCTTTTATACGCTACGATTGAACCGCTTGTTAATGTAATGCTTGAAATGTAGTTTCCGCTTTCAACAGAGATGTAGATGCCGCTTCTCAAAGTTACTCCGCTTAATCCTAAAGTCGATAGAAGGCTTGTGCCGTTCTCGTCAAGGATAGCCGATACAACTGCATCATCGTTGACAATAAAGCCTCTGAAAACGCCTGTATTGGCACTTGTGTTTGAAATAACTTTGCAGCCTGTGTAACCTGCTGAAAAGGATGTTGATGTACTACTCATAAATCTTTTCGTTTAATGTGGGTGTATATTGTGTTTTTACTGTTGCAATAGGATTCACTTTTAACATTCCTTGCTCAACTAACTCATCCGCATCGTCAGGGTTAGTGTTGCTTGGTGATGTCTGTGCATATACTCGATAAGAAAACTCTCCGCTATCTACTGAAAAGGTTGAACCCTCAGTTACAGAAAACTTATTGTATCGCTCTGTGTATGCTGACACATCTGTCAAAATGAAATTGGTTGTGTTGTTAGTCAACCGGTGTGTAATGCTGAATAAATATGTAGGATTTGAAATGGTAGTTTTCTCTGTTAAAGTCAAATACCAGAACTTAGTTTCCTCCTGTGTAATTGTAAGCATCTATATATAATTAGCGTTTTTCATTTTTTGGCAAAAGAAAAGGGGAAGCAAACGCCTCCCCCAATTCAAAACTATGAAAACAAGTACCTAGATACCCAAATCAGTTACTACAGCCGCCTGCACTAAATACGGTGCTTCTGTTTCAATAGCAGACAACGTAAAGTTGTAGCCCTGAACATCACCCATTGCTGTGCCGCTTTCAGCAGTCATAGCAGTGATATCGCATCCATATTCATTACCGGCCAACCAGTAATTATCGTTGTTGTCTTTTACTATACAAAATACACGATTCTGTGCTAGTAATTTCAATTCGTTACGCTTAGATGTTGATAACTTGCGTAAACGCCCGATAACGTCAGTTTGGTTGAATACTGTGCCGTTCTCCTGTGATACGTTAGTGGTTGTAGTCATGCTGCCAACTCCCTTAGGTAATTCGTATGTATATACCGAACCACTTGCGACAGTTGTAGCAGTCACTTCGCCACCTGATACAGTAAACCCAGTTGAGGCAAAATCAATCAAATGAATTGACTTAATTCCACCAACGGCATCCTTACAGTCGAGGGTAAAACCCTGTGTTAAATTACAAGCCATTGGTTACCTCCTTTATGCTAATGTGAATTCAACTAATTGGTCAGGGAACGCTACCTGTACTCCATATTTCATGGTTGCACGGAAGCGTACCTCATCGTTATCTTGAGAATACCAGAATCTGTAATCCTCTTCCTCATTAGCAAGGTCAGTACCTACAAAGAAGTTACTTAAACGACCTGCGAACATTCTGTTCGTTCCGTTCAAACCACCAACTGCGATAAGTTTCATGTTGGTTGCAGGGATAACGATTTCCATACCTGCACTGTCAGCAGCGTAATGGAATAAGTTTGCTTCACGAAGAGCAGTGGTGTACTTTTTGAAAGTATCGATACCGACGAACAATACCAAGTCATCAGCGTCAGCGATGTCAGCAGGTAAAGCGTTGTACATATCGTCAATCAAACCTTCGATGTTTGAAGTAGTGATAGAAGTTGCAGAAGTTGTGTTTCCGTCAACAGATGCAGCCGCATCGTCAATCACTTTGTTGAATCCGTCAAAACGGTTAGTGTTAGGGTTGGTGTTTCCAGTTCCTGTGTCACCTTGCCACATAGCAACTTCTAACAACTTAGCAATACGGTCAGCCTTTTCGTTTCCGATTTGCTCTTCGAAAGGTACATCCTCAGGTGAACCAGCAGCGATTTGAGTCTGCATCCACTTTGCTTCTAAAGTCTTAGGGCAAAGAGTTTCTTCAACCTTGATTTTACCTACTGTGATGTTTCTTTGTGTGAAAGTTGTGTTACCACTTGCGTTGTAACCACATCCGTCAGCCTGAAAGAATACATCAGAAGATAGAATGTTTAATGCCTCAGCAGATTTGATACCTACCTGCACCTGTCCAGCCGCTTGTAATACAGCAGCCGTCTTACCCCCGAAAAGGGATTTTACTACCAACTCGGTGCTTTGTTCGTTGGTATAGTCAGTTAATCCAGTTACGTTAAATGCCATGATTATTTGTTTTTAATTGTGTTTGCGATTTTTACAATGTTTGCAAAGCGTTCGTCTTTTTTAGACAACTTTGCCGGTTCTTTTGTTGGTTCTTCGCTTGGTAAATCAGCAATCTTTTCTACCAAGTCTACGGTCTTACCAAAGGCATCTTTCATAGTTGAAAAAGCCTCATCGTTGTTGGTTAGTTTCTCTTCCAAAGTGTTTAGTTTTTCAACTGCTTCTTCAAAACGAGTAACTAAGTCGTTAAATGCTTCTAAGGATGCAAACTCAGCAGGGGCTTCCTCTACTTCTGTTTCTACTTCCTCAGCAGGTTCTACAATCTCAGTAACAACACCGCCTTCGGTGGTTACGAGCATACCGCCCTCTACTTCGTGTACGGCATCTGGAGCAGGAATCAATCCTTCACCAGTTTGAACAAAAACTTCTGTTCCAACGGCTAATTCGCCTTCCCATTCAATGATTGTACCATCTACTAAGGTTGCAGTTGCCATTTCAACTTCTTTTTTGTCCTCTTCACCGAACAGTAGCGAACGAATTTCGGTCAATACTTCTTTGCTGTTCATGTCTATATATAATTATCAGTTATTAATTTTTGGCTCAGTTTTTACCATCCCATTTGCTCACAGCGTCTTTTACAGCCTCATATAAGGCATTTAACTGCTCATCCTCTGTATTGGTGTCAAAATCAAAAAATCCTTCAACAGAGAAGCCCTTAAACTCCCCTTCTTTCACCCTTTTCCAAATATCATCATCATTTACGATATAAGATAAAAACCAACTTCCATCTGCTACTTCATCGTAACCAGTTGGAGGGTTCTTGCCTCTTTCCCTGTCAACAATATATGATTCCAATAAAGATAGCCCTTTGGTTTCCTGCTCATGATGGATATTTACAGAATCGTATAAATCTGACTTAGCCCATTTCTTTGCAATTTCAAATATGGTTTCTTTGTCAAAATATACATAATATTCACCTCGCATAGGGTCATAACGGTAAATACGCTTTTCAGCCTCCATAGCCATGCCGGTTATGATTCTTTTTTCTTCGTCTTGAATGGCAAAACCTACATGATACTTTTCATGTGATTCATAATTCTTTCTTTTACGCTTTGCCCTTTTCAATTCTTGCTGTTCTAACTTGCGTTCTGTCCATCGCAACATCTCATCACCACCCCATAGCAAATAAGAAATAGTACCACAGGCTTCTGTGTCGCTTGGGTTGTAGTATTCTTTGGCACGGCTCAAATAAGAGTAAGTGCGTTTTATCGTTTCCCATGAAAGATTTTCACGAGCAACTAATTGCCTTGCACGATTTTTCCCCACCAAGGTGGCACAATCATTACCAACCTGTTCATTCAGGCGAATACCCCGTTCAGCGTTTTGACTGGCTGCCTTTGGGTAATCATCTTCAAATTTTTCACCTTCCCAGTAATTGTAGCAAATGGCAAGTGCTTGGTCTTGGTCATAACCCTCTTTGGTTACAACCTCCATGCAACGCCCTATAAATTCATCTTCTGTTTCACCTGCATTCGGCTCGACAAAATCTTGCTTGTTAAAATACTGAAAATCACGTTCGATTGCCGGTGATGTTACGAGGCTGACAAAGTTCACTCCTGTTTCATCCTCCTCGTTTATGACTAGTTTGTAAACAGGTAAATCCATTTTATTATAATTATCGTTTTCCATAAATTGGCATTATTTTACTATTGAAACATCTTCTGTTACCCTGACTCTTTGTTGTGTGTTGCTTATATCGTACTCGGTTACATATATGCGTTGTTGGCCTGTAAATTGTTCAGTCCTTGGAAGCCTTACAGCCGGTGCTGAAACGCTTGCAAAACTGGTACTCGGTGTTCCACTGGCAACAGCACCCTGAACGTTACCACTGTTGATTATATCATACGCCCTTTTTGCGTTTGCAGCGATTGTGGCAGCAATGCTAATATATTTAGCAATACCAGCCAAACCACCAGTAGCAATGTTGTCGGGTGTAGGTGAATTTGAGTTCGCTAAAGCCCCTGACAATGCACGAGCCGTGTCAGTCGCAACAGCCGCTAACGAGAAAGCCTTACCCAGTGCAGTTTGTTCACCTACTAAGCCTGCTAAGGAATTAGCAATATCCTGAGAAGCAAAAAATATCTGTTGTCTTAACTGTATTTCTTTCTCAGTCATTTGACGTTGGTTGTCAAGGTCTTTTTCTCTTTGTCGTTGAACACCTTCATTGAACGTGGTAACTATACCACTCAACTTCGCAAAATGCTCATCGGTTGCTTTTCTTTCAGCCCCAAACCTCCTGTTTCTTGCCTCTTCTTGTTTTTTCTCTTCTACCCGTTGTGCAGCCTGTATTCTGTCACGAGCATCACGAATTTCTTCTTGTCGTTTAACTTCTGCTTTGGCTAATCGTTCTTGCCTTTTTTCCTCAGCCTTGTTATTTCTTTCTATTTCCCTATTTACCCTGTTTAATTCTCTTTGTGTTGCCCTTTGCAAATTTAATCTTCGTGCAACTACATTATTAACGGCTGCTTTTGCCTCTGCTTCCTTTCTTGCGTTTTCTATGTTCGTTCGGCTAAATGTGTTTTCCAGCGTTTGTGCATCCCTTCTTAATTCCAGTACTTCAACCTCTTTTTCCAACAACTGTTCTTCTAAGGCTTGTGCGTCTAACAACGCTTTCCTTCTTTCCTCCGCACTAACTGAATCTTCCATCCTTGATTTCAACCTTAAATCAGCAATTTGAGATTCTAATTTAGAACGTTCAACCAACAAATCAATTTCAATCCGTGTTGCCCTGTTTCTCATTTTGGCAACCTCATCGGCTGCTTTTATTTCTTTTTTCTGCTCTTCTACAAATTCTTTGGCACTTTCCGTGGCATTATTATAAGCGTTTCTTATAGTGTCAATAGGGTTCTTAATGAAGTTCTTGACTCCCTCTGCAAAATCTCTCATTGCCTGCATAGGGTCTTGAAAGACTTTTATCAGTCGCTCACCTAAATCCGCTGCTATATCCATAAGGTTGCCAAACAATGCACTCATAACACTCGTTATTCGGTTCATTCTTTCCTGTCCTCCGACTGAATCTGTTAATGCCCGTTTTAATAAATATAGAACGCCCACCAAACCCGTTAAAGCGATTCCAAGAGGGTTGGCCAACAAAATTTTCATTGCTGTGTTTAAACCAGTAAATCCTTGAATCACAAATCCGATTGGACCGGGAATGGCTGACAGTTGCCCTTTCAAGTCATTGAAATTTTTTGCCGTGTTGTTTAAACCTGTTCTCAGGCTGCCCATAGCCGAACCCATCATAGTTGTGGATTTGGCTGCCGATTGCATACCTCTTGTGGTTTCTTTTGTGGTCTTGTTTAGGTTGTCAAATGCTTGACCGGCTTGTTTGACGTTGTTTTGTCCTTTGACATTAACATCTATATTAACTGCTTCTTGTATTGCCATTAGTGTCCGTGTGTTATTATCCAGTATTGAGTGCCATCAGATACAACTTGGTCATATCCGTTCTTAGCGTTGTCTGTGTGAGATGTTGCATCGTCTATTAAGATTGAGCCATCCCCTGCATTAATTGTTATCGAGTTTGACGATACCGTCTTTTTGATTACATACATTTTGCCGCTATTATTAGTAGGGTCAGGTAAAGTGACTGTGATGTTTCCGCTTGTGGTGTCGCACAAAATCAACCAATCATCATATGTTGCTGAATAAGGTGAATCCGTGTTGTCAATGCTTACCACCTTTCCAGAACCTAACCATGTACCGAGTACAGGCTGATTCTCAACATAAACCCTGCGACCTTCTGGAATTATAAAATCCGTGCAGTTGATGGCTGTGGTGTATTCCATGCTTTTACCCACCTTAGTACCTTCACTACCTAGCACAGTTACAAATACAGATTCTGCTTGGTTATTATCACCACTGGTTATTGTTTCATCACCTCCGCTATTTTGACCAACTGTTAAACCACCTTTGTAGGAATGGACAGGGTCATCGCCTCTTCCGTCAACAGGGAATCTATCCTTTGTTGCTTCCCCTTCTCCATCGAATCCACCTGTGCCTACTTTTTGGTTGGCACTGATGTAAGGTGTGTAATAGGTAGATAGCAAAAATTCGCAAAGGAAAACCCCGTCTTTGGTTGGCCGGTAATCCCTTATTTTATTCAACTTCCAATACTGGCCTTCAAAGAAATAATTATCTGCAAATGATATGTTTATCCAATCATTCGGAGTAATACGGAAATAGCCTTTAAAAATTTTACTATTCTTGTCGCTTATCTCTGAAATATATTTGTAATAGTATTTGTTGACAAGGTTGTCATTTGAATATGCAAACCCAACTGGTACATAAGCCTTCTGAACCATTCCAAAGTTCAAATCAAAACTCATCGAATCAGTGTCATCAACGTGCAGGGTTAAAGGGTAATAAGATTCGTTCGGTGATGTGATGTTTGTGCCGTTGTTTATATACCCTCCCTCGTCTGTGTTGTAATAGTCAAATGTCCAATATTTAGAAGTTTCTTTTTTGCCACCGTAATACAATATACGAAGGCTTGAATCTTCTTTGCTTATGTCCGAATAATAACGGCCTGATATTTTGTCCTGTGCCATCACCGTCGGATTAAAAGAAATATCTATACGTTTTTCAGATTTGATAAAATCATTATCAATCGCTACTGTCCTGTCACCATAAACCCTTGAATACCTTTCTGCATATTGCCTGTTCAATTCATCACCGGCTCTCTGATAAGTAAATTTATAAGGGTTGTTCTGCAACTCACCCATCGGTAAAATTTGATGTGGCTGTGCATAGTCCAGTTTCTTACTCCAATCCTGATTTATGCCATTATAAAATTCATCCCTTGTTTCTACACGAAGTGTTTTGGTGTCCGTTTGCTCAATATACAAGTTGAACATCTTCACCAAGTTTAACAAAAATTCCTTTTGTGTATAATCACCGGCAAAAAACTGACCAAAATCCACAGTTTGATTATATGCAATGGAAAATGCAGTTGATTCGTTATAAATATATGTCGATGCAGCAAGGTCTAAGTCAGATGGATTTGGCCTCATGTTTTGGCCATCCCTTTCGTATCGTTCAATATACTTGTACTGAATGACATCATCGGTTAACACATCCAGTTCTTTTGAACCAACCATAACCGTTTCACCTGAATTACCACCTAAATATATTGATGCCGCATAATTGCCATTTTTGTACAACCCTATTTCTGTGCTTTCTTCAACTGTTACTGGATTTTGCAATTCTATTTGTACATAAAACCTGTAACGGCCTGATATTGGAACAGTGTATGAGTAGTTGGTTGCAGTGTTGTCGTAATTACCACCGTTATCGAAGTTGCCTCCTGTTGAGTCATTAGAAGCCGGTATAAGGTCATCTATGCTGATTGTGGTGTTACCTGACACTTGTGCCTGAAAAAGCCTTTCAGTGACTCCTGAGGGAGTTTCTGACAATGCTCCATAGGTGTAAGGTACAACTAAGCGTTTAAATTCGTCAGAAGTGAAAAAAGAATCATTAGTGTACTCATATCCATGTGTGCTGAATATCTTGTCAACGATTGTTTTGGCATACAGGCAAGGTGTGTGGTCATCAACCCTCCACTTTGTGCAATCGTATGCCGTTGTTGCTGTCTTTGGTGTTATCTGACTCCAAACATATCCCTTGCCATATTCAAACGCCTCAGGGCTTCCGTCTACATATATTTGTGAATCCCAAGAATCCGTTATGTTGACGATATTAACCGTGTGGTTGTATGTGCCAAAATCAAGGTCAGATAATTTAGCATTTTCAATACTGGTGAAAAGGTTTGCACTTTCTCCGTGTATTGTGCAGTTGTAACCGATTAGATTGTTGTTCTCAACTATTATATCTGTAAGCCTGATGAATCCCCTTATTTGTTCGATGCCATCTGCTAATACATAGCAGTCCGCTTTTTTGTTAGGGTCAAAATCAGGTGTGTATTGCCCTGTGCCGGTTATCTCATTTGCAACCTCAAAGATGTGTCCGAATATCTTATTGTTGTTTTTGGTTGCCGGTATGCTCAGGGTCTTTGTAAAATCTGATGACCTTTGTTCAGGGTTGCGAATGTCAGCGATTGACCTTGTAATTACTATATCAAAATCAGGTGCAAGGTCTAACTTGTTTGCATTGAAAGCCCTTTCATCTAAAGATAGTAGGCCTGCTGATAAACAATCTATGGATTCAAGCGTTCCACCAGTGGATAAAACCCTTTGTTGATACGCTGTATATACCTGTTGGTAATCGCTGTCGTTTGTACTTATAAATACTTCTATCATAAACGCTGCACCTTGTCAGGGAAACTCAATTCAGCCTCAATCGTTAAATTGAAAGCCTTGTCATTGATGTGATACCTCTGTTCGTATTCGCTGTTAATTAAATTGACAGTGTATAACGAATCATCGTAAACCCACACCCGTGGACTCATCATTAATTCCCTTAGCCAAACACTTTCTGCTTCCGTTATAAAATCACTGTTCAAAGTAATTGTTTGCCTTGATTCTGTGTAGTATTGGCTGTTGTTAAAAGACTGATTTGTATAAGCGTAATTTTGCCCATCTAAGGTGTAAGGGTTCTGTCTGAAATTCCTTCTGTCAATATCAAAATTATCTCTTCTAACCTTATTGAACCTAAACGATTCAACTGCACCCATCCTGTTGAGGAAAAACACATCAACTGAATTGTATTTGCTGCACCGGTTGTCTATGTTGATTGTGTATGCACTTCCTACGAGGTTGTTCGAACTATCCTCAGGGCGAATCGTATAACTGGTCGCACCAGTCGGGATGCCCCCTGATATATTAGCCCCAATAGGGAAGCGAACCACATCATCTGAGGTCGCAGGGATGTTAACAGTACTACTGTCAGAAAAAGTAACAAGTAAATGGTCGATAGAACCATCGTGTAAAGCGTAAAGCCAATCTTTTTGGTCACGGTATATTTTCTTATTTGTGTTGTTTGTTAAAAAGCCTGCTGTGCTACTTGCCGCCATCAGGTAATTACTTTCATCGTAATTTAAAAACGTTGCAGGTGCAAGGGCAGCGTTCCAAACAGTATTTCCAGTTGCTGTGGCTTGTGCCAGTGTCTGCACGATGGGCGATGTTGTGCCGGTGCTGTACTCATAGCCGAACTCCAACTTATAATCAAAGAAAGAATTGGTACAGCCACTTGCTGCGGAATCAGTATATTCCCAATCGTGTGTAACGTAGGATTCCAATACACGGGATATGTTAAATACACCCCTGTTGTTTGAGCCATAATATAACGGCACTTTAAGCCTTGTCAAAAGCGAATCAGTGCTGTTCTTGACATCACATATAAATTTAAAGTTGTAATTAGAAGTGATGCCTGTTGAGGTTTCCTGCACTACCCATAAATTCTCGTTATATGCCGGTTGGTGCGTTCCTGTTACTTGGTGACTTGCTGCAAATGCCATCTATATATAATTAGCCAAATATACAAAATGACCGAAATGAAAAAAGCCCCCCAAAAAGGGAGGCCTTAGGAATATGAAACAAACGAGGCACTTTCAACCCCGTTTGATTCTGTTATTGAAGTTTCAACTCTCTATTAATAGCATAGCACATACACCCAATGGTAGGCTGTGAAAATTCACAACATCCATCCCACCTCCACTCAGAGAGTAATTCTACCCACCATCCCGTCTCTTCTTTCCATAGTCCTAAAACTCGTGGGTCGTTCAAAATGTCTTTTTTGGTTTTTACTGTTTTAAATAAATTTTCTTGTTTCATAACACGAATAAACAACGAATTTATTAAACCACAAAATTTTTTTTTATTTTTTTTATAAAAGTTCATTTAAGCAGGCACAGACATAAGCCTCAAAACCTGAGTTTGCAGCCTGTTCTAATCGTTTGCTTCTACGTTTGCTAATTGTGGTGTGGAAAGCCAGTGTATTCAAGAACTCTATTATTGGCATTTCTAATATGTCATCCCATTCTTTACGTCTACCACCGGCTAACCTATCTATCAGGCTTAACCATCCAAAGACATCTGTTCCACCTTCGCTTTCTCCTGTTTCAAAAAGGTTAGGGTATTTTCTAATAATTTCGGATAGAGTTTCGAAAAAAAAAGAGCGTATCGGTAGAACTGTGAACAAGGTAGGTTTTTGAAGTTGGCTACTTTCCACTCGTAATCATCCTCAATCTTGCGGCCAAACACATTTACCCTGTAAGAAA